AAAAGCAGAATTGGCAATATCAGATACAACATTGTAAATCGTGTCAGTTACATTTGATTGGGAACTCATTGTATAAAGACCTGGTTGATCTATTTCGCCAAGTCCTAAATTGACTGCATTCTCCCAAGTTTCAGTTGCATTGTAAGTTGCCCAAGTTGTAGCTGATGGGACATCATTCCAAGTCCCAAGCAATACGCTAGACAAAATTTCATAGATTTGGTTGCCATCCTCATCCTGAGAAATGTTATCGTTCCAAATTTCTCTGGCTATTCTGGCAAGTGAACCCATAGCTAAAATTGTATATTGAACAACAGTTGAAACAGATCCAGTAGCGCCTACCTCAACACTTACATCTGTAATGTCGCCACCAAATATACTTACATAAGTTGCTGAACTATCTTTGACCTGTAAATCTAAACTGTCATTAATGTCAAAGGGTAGTGTTTGATTATTTAATGCGATTAAAGTTATTTGAATGTAAGATGGATTTGGCTGTGAGTAAATATCAGTTCGACCAGCCTCATGTCGAATATCACTTATTGCTATGTCAGTATAATCAACCCCACCGACAATTAATTTCCAATCTGGTGTCCAAGCACTCATGGCTATGGTTTAACAGCTGCGCGTGAAAGGTAAGGATTAGATCTAGCAGCACTTTCATTAATTGCTTTAGTTACAGCTCTTGCTGCACTTTCGCTATCGATTGCATTGACATTAATGTTGTTAATTGTTTGGCCGGGAGCGCCTTTACCTGATGCTGCTCCACCCGAGAATTTAGGAGTTGATCCAGTTGCAATACCTACCGCGCCTAATCCAATAGCTGCTGCTGCTCCACCTACCAATAATGAAGTTCCACCTGTTGCAAATGCTGTCGCTACAGATGCTGCTGCTGCTGCATTCCTCAAAGCAATCATGGCTGTTACTAAGGTTTGAACTGCTGCTACAAATGCAAGAATTTTAGATGTAACAAATACAGTTGCAATAATTGCACCTAGAACTAATAACTCCTCTTTAATGCTTATAACAAATTGAATAGTTGATCTTAATTGTTCGCCAAATTCAAATGCGCCCTGTGTTGCTGCTGTTATTCCTGCGGTTACTGAATCCTCGCCAATTAATCCAGCTGCTAAAGCTTCGATGTTTGGAACTGCTGTTGCTAATAAATAATCTGCTAATTGTTTGACAACTGGTAGTAATGCTGCTCCGATCGCTTCCTTAGTTTCATCTAGGGCGATGGTTAATTGCTTAAACTTAAACTCAGCGTTAGTAGCTTCATTATCTATAAAACCTTGATAGGTTGCCTGTAACTGTTTTGTTGTTTCATCGAAAGATTGGCTTTTAAGGGTGGCTGCATCAATTCCTAGACCTAATCTACCTAAAGCGGTATTTGACCCGTCATAAGCCCTTCCTAGGGCTGTTGTAACGGCCTCTAGTGGCTTACCTGTGGCAACGCTGATCTCTTGAGCAAGGTTAAGTAATTCTTGAGCTTTTGTAACATCCTGAGTCGATCTAATTAATCGGCTAAATGCAGGTCTTAAAACATCATCTGTTGTAGCTGTTGCAATAGATTGTTTTGTAATGTATTTATCAATTGCAGCGATTTGTTGCTCAGTCGCCTGAGTATTTGATCGAATAGTTTGCTCAAGGTTTTTACGACTTTTTTCGTCCTCAGCTGCTGCTTTAACTGCTGCAACGCCAAAGGCTGTTGCTGCTGCGCCAACAACCGCAAATGCTACTGCTGCCTTTTTACCAAAGTCTGCTATTTGATCTGCTGATTTATTGACTACTTTTTCAGCATCATTTAATCCTTTTTTTAGACTATCAATATCAGCTGCGAGTGCAACGGTTAAAGTTCTACTGGCCATCTGCAAACTCTTTTCTAATGTCTAATATAATGTCCTCAAACTCTTTAATAATTGTTGGCTGTAAATGTCTGATTGTAGGATAAATAAACCAACCGCGAGATCCCGGGCCTTTAGGCATTGGGCCAGACCATCTTGGAAATTGAGGATAATTTTTTGAACCAAATTCGTGTGCTGCGCCAATACCAATACGATTACCTTTAGTATCGCCTCGAGTATTAAATTGAGTTGTTGCTCCACCTGAAAACTTTTGAGAAGCAAAACCAAAAGAGATTTCACCAAGTAATGATGACTTCTTTACTTTACCGCCTTGAGCAACACGATCAGCAACTTTACCTCTTGATGCTGCAATACGCCTGATCTCACTTAACTCTTTTTGAGCCAACTCGCCAACTCGGCGTTTGGTTTCAGTAACTGCGATTTCGCTCATGTTTCGAATTACTTTAGCAAATTGATTAAGTTCTTTTTTATCATAGACTATTAGAGGTTGCGTGCTACTTGCCATGCTATTCCTCCAATATCTCTATCGCTGTTAAAATGTCGTCCGCATCAGTCCATTCACTTATTGGAATTTGAGTGGCTATTGCCAACTGAACCAATAAACGACTAAGACTCCCTACAGGATGGCTTTTGGGCTAACATCACCGACTTGAATATCGGTAACAGTTTCCATCCAAGCTTCATAAGGTTTAACAGCCTTACCAGCTGCTTCGCGCTTATGTGCGTGATAAGCCAAAAACATTAAATCATTAACGCCGATCTTTTCAGATGCTTGGCTAATAATGTTTCCTGTTTTCTGCTCCCACTTAGCCCACTCAGGCGGTTGGGCTACATAAGTGGCTTGCTCGCCTGAGTTATATTCAATTGTAATTGCTAGTTTCATTTGTTTGCTCCCGTTTTATTTATTAAGCGAAGTTTTCTGCTGGCACTCCAATTACTTGGAATGATAAAGTTACAGTCTGTGCATCTGGTGCAGTTCCACCGGCTGATGGCCATGATGGCAATACTTGGAAAGTAAAGACTGCGCCTGATGTAGCTGTGAATACTGTGCTGATACCTGTGTCTGGTGCTGACTCAGAAACGCCCCATAGAATCTCGCATAGAGATCCAGTTGCGCCCCAGTCGGCTAACATTTCAACATCAAATGTGAAGTTGTTATCAGTTACCTTAAAGACTTTTCCGTCTAGTGTCTGATATTCCTGACGATCCATTTCGCCAGTAAGTGTTGCGCTTGTAGCTTGTGCGTCGAAATTGTTACCGCCGATTGTGAAGGTAACATCCCGACCTGTTATAACGGTGGTAGGCATTTTCGCTCCTTATGTTGTTTGTTGATAATAGGTTGCTACTCGAATATCAGAGATCAACATTGTTGATGCTCCGATAGTTGTTACTGTTGGTCTTTCAACCTCTCCGACAATATATCCACTAGGAATAACTGCCAGAATGCTCATGATTAATTGCTCGATATTATCAAGCGATGCTGGATTACTATTATAGGCAACCACAGCTGTAATGGTCATATTAACTTTAGTTCTAATTTGGCTTTTGCCAATAGTTTCAATTTCCAAATATGGGCTATCAGGAACGACAACTACTGCTGGAGGAATAACACTCTCTGGCACATAAGCATAAACATTTCCAGCCACACCTGCTAATGCGGTTGCAAGTGGTTGTCTAACTGATGAAAGAATTGTGGATGGTGGCATTTATTGACACATACTTTCAGTATCCATATAACTGCCTAATAATCCTACGCATTTATTGAATAATGAGCGACCCATTCTAAAAGGAGTTGCTGTAAAATCTACTCCTTCGATTTGTCCACCACCTGCTAATCTTGCTTGGAAAACCTCTACTGAAACTGTGTAAACGGCTGACTGAACAGCTGCGTTTCCAACATAAGTTGATGCTCCAGATAAAGTGGCAACTCCACTTGGAATAACATTTGCTTCATTGATGTCGGCATTTGTGATTGCAGCTGAAAAGGTATACTCGCCAAGATTGTCTGCAAGTATTGTTCTTGTTCCATTGTAAGGTGATCCGCATCCTGTGATGACAACTGATTGTCCTTCGGTAAATTCATGTATTCCTAGTGTAGTAAAAGTGGCGACATTATCAGTCAGCGACACTTTATCAATTGGGCTTTTGAATGTAACTAGCATTGGCAGAATAACTGTTTCTGCTGTATCAATAATTTGGTTTAAGTAAGCATCGTTATACAAGGATGATGACACACCAAGCACAGATCTCAACTCGGTGGCTGTAATTATACTTGGCATGTCATCTCCTTACTCCCATTAATGGATGCCTGAGATCGGGAGCAACCTCAGGCACTCAGTTAAATTACGCTACTTCTAGGTAACGGAATGCAGTTGGGAATCGGTTAACTACGGCTACATAACCATATAGACCGATCTCGATGCGTCCATTAGCAACCAAGTTAGCACGAAGTTCAATTGTGCCACTCTCATGGAATCGCATTGCTGCTGATGGATAGACTAATCCATACTTAGCACCTGCGTTGTTGCCTGTGTAGTTAGGATCTACAACTAGGTTAAGTCCTGCGACTGTTCCATTTGTTGAACCCTGTGTTAGCAAGCCAGCTGCGTTTTGTGGAGCTGCTGCTGCGAATAGTGGACGACCATCTGCAACTTCGCCAAGTAGTCCAGCGAAATCGATGCCATCCTCGCCACCTGATGGAGCAACCAATAGGCGGTTAGGTGTAAAGCGCATAACGCCATAAGAATCTGCAATTCCATCAGCGATGGCCTTGTAAATAGATGATCCAGTTGAACCAATTGAGTTTTGTGCTGCAATGTTTGCTGCATAAGCATCTGTCTTTTGTGCGTATGATGCTGCTAACTCACGA